ATTCCGCTTGACGGATGTCGGTGATCTGCTCCCGGTTGCCGCTGACGGTGAAATCAAGGACGGCGGTCTGTTGGAAGAAGCTGCGACCAACCGTTTGGAAACTTACGGCAAAAAATTCTGCCTTACCCGCAAAATGATCATCAACGATGATTTGAACGCCTTTATGAAAGTTCCGGTTGCCATGGGTAACAGAGCGGCAAGATTGATTGATCAGCTCTTTTTCTCCCGTCTGCTTCAGAACCCCGCCCAGAATGATGGTAAGGCTCTGTTCCATAACAGCCACCGCAACATTCTGACCGGGGCATCCAGTGCATTGTCTGCCGACTCTCTCAAAAAAGCGGTTCAGCTCTATCTGGACCAGGTGGATGCGGACGGGCAGCCGATCTCCGTTGAACCCCGGTATCTGCTTGTGCCGACTGCATTGAAACATCTTGCCATTGAACTCACCCGCGGAGCTACTCTGGTGATGAGCGGCGGTACTGAAAACACTGTCAGACCGGCAATCAATGTCCTTGCCGATGAAAATCTGCAGGTGGTATCCAGTCCTTACCTCGGCAACGCGGCCTATGACGGCAGCAGCCAGACTGCCTGGTATCTCTTCGGTGATCCGCGTACTGTGGATACTTTTGAGCTTGGATTCCTCAAGGGCAAACGCACTCCTACCATTGAGCGTGGCGAAACTGATTTCAATACGCTGGGGATGTGGTTCCGCGTTTACTTTGATATCGGCGTCCGTGAGCAGGACTTCCGCGGTATGGTGAAAGCCAATGGTGCTGCCTGATCTGACAACATTCAAAATTTGGAGAAAACTTTATGATTGCACGTTATGTTCATGAGGGCAAGTCCCTTGATTACCGTCCGTCCGAAGCTGTTGCTGCCGGAGAAGTCATTGTTCTGGAATCTCTTGTCGGCATTGCCAGACTGGATATCGCTTCTGATACTCTGGGTTCTCTTGCGGTGACCGGTGTTTTTGAAGTTGCAAAGGCATCCGGAGAAATTTCCGCAGGCGTTCCCCTTTACTGGGATGCCAAGAACAAAAATGTCACCACTGCTGCTGCCGGTAACATCTACATCGGTAAAGCAGTTGCCAGTGCCGCATCTGCGGATGCAACCGTTCATCTCCTGCTTAATGCTCCCTATGTGGCAGCAGTCACTGCGTGATGAATATTATGGAACAGGCTGCTCAATGGCTTGATTCCCAACGGCGCAATACCCTCTCTGTTCCGGCGGTTTATATCTGCCGGGGCGGAGAGAGTTTTAACATCTGTGCCACTCTGGGAAGAACGCTGTTCAGAGCCGAAAATGAATACGGTATGACGATCCGGACAGAATCGCGGGACTTTATTGTTTCCGCAGCAGATTTGCCGGTCGATCCGGTACAGGGAGATACAATTCAGTATGATGGACGCAAGTATGAAGTCCTTGCTCCCAACGGAGAACCGGTTTGGAGATGGTCCGGTTCACAGCATCTTGTCCGCAGGATCCATACCAAAGAGATAGGAATAATATAATGGCAAATGGAGACATTCCCGACCATCGGGATCTTTGGGACGCGGTCAATCAGTCCCGGCTTGAGCTTGCGGAGTTAAAGGGTATGATAAAAATGCACTTTGAAGCAGGTCAGCATCATTATCCGCCCTGCAAACCGGCTTCCGATATGCAGAAAACAATGCTTTCGGCATTGGGAGCTGCTCTGCTGGCACTGCTTGCTGCAATCGGCAATATTGTTGTAGCGTTCCTGAAAGGAGGAGCATGAGCGAAGTCTTGAAACTCGCAGAAGCTGTAACTGCAGAACTTGCAGAATACAATGCTGAATTGCTGTTTTACCCGGAATTTGAACTCCGGGATTTGGAAACCATGAAAGTGGCAGTAGTACCTGTTGCCACAGAATACAAAACCCTTTCCCGGGCATCCCATGAAGAACTTCTGAAAGTTCAAATCGGATTTATGAAACGGGGAATTGAGGATGAACTTCCGGAACTGCTTCACACTGTGGAGCGTATCGGCCTGGGATTTCTCAACAAAAAACTTGCCGGAGCAATTTGCATCGGCGTTGGGTACAACCCCATCTACAGTCCCGAACATCTGCGGGAAAGACGGCAGTTCACTTCCGTCATGGAACTCACCTTCAAGCAGATACGCTGATGATAAAAGGTGCAGATGTAAGAGTTGAATTTGATACTCACGAACTGAAAAGAACGATTCAGAAAAGCGGCACAAAACCACTTACCCGTGCCGGAGCATACATCCGGAAATCAGCCCGGAATGCTGTGTCGAGGTCAAAACATTCCTCCGCACCGGGAAAACCTCCGCATACCAGACGCGGATTACTCAAACGCTCAATCCTCTTTGGCGTGGAAAAGGAACGGATGACTGTTGTCATCGGTCCGGCTGAATCTTTTATCGGTATCTCAATGACGGCTCATGAGTTCGGCGGTATGTACCGCAAAAGAAAATACCCAAAGCGTCCGCTTATGGGACCTACACTTGTAAAAGTCGCTCCCCAGTTGCCGAAACTGTGGGAGGACAGTCTCAAACCTTAAAAACAGGAGTTTTATTTATGGCTGTTGTTCTTGGTCTTGATGCAATTCTGATGCGTGGCTCTGCCGGTCAGACCGCTGCCACTGAAGTCAAAAATGTAAAGGACCTCACCCTTTCTATGGAATCCGGAGAAGCAGATGTGACCACCCGGGCCACCAGTGGCTGGAAAGCATCTATCGCAACTCTCAAAGAAGCGTCTCTGGAATTCGGAATTCTGTATGATACGGAAGACGCAGATTTTACTGCATTCCGTGATGCCTACTTCGGCAATACCCCTCTTGCTCTTTTTGTGACTGACGGGAATGGCAGCGGATTGGATGCCGACTGGTCCATCACCGGATTTTCCGTTGAGCAGCCTTTGGAAGAAGCATTGACTGTAAGCGTCACTGCAAAACCGACTGCATCCACCCGTGCCCCTGCGTGGGTATAAAAACATATTTATATAAGGAGTATGCCCAATGAAAAGTTTTACCGATAATGCCGGACGCATCTGGACCGTGGCAGTAAATGTTGCTGCCATCAAGCGTGTCCGTGCAATCTGTGATGTGGATTTGAATGCCATTGTAGAAATGGATGAGAAAAACAATCCCAGCACCAAACTTCTGGAAAAACTCTCCACCGATCCGGTTCTGCTCGTTGATGTTCTCTATGCAGTCTGCAAAAATGAAGCAGATGCCCAGGGCATCACCGATGAGGATTTCGGCAGAGCTATGGCAGGAGATGTTATCGATCATGCCACTGCTGCTCTTCTGGATGAGATCGTAAATTTTTTCCCGGAAGCGAAGCGTCAGGCGTTTCAGAAGATCCTCTCTGCCACCCGACGCTTCGAAAAGATTGCCCGGGGGAAACTGGAAAGCCTGATCAGCGACGGCAGGTTCGAGGAAGAACTGGTCTCAAAACTGGAACAGTTGACCGGCTTGTCTGCGAATGTGCCGGGATCTGCGGAATAAATCCTGATCCGTTCACTCTGCGGGAATTGCTGGTTATGGCAGAGGGGCGCGGAAGATTTGAGTGGAACAGAACAAGCTCTCTTATGGCACTTCTGGTCAACATCTTCCGTGACCGTAAAAAGGGGAAATCAGTAAAACCCGCAGATTTCAATCCATATCAGCAGCATTCCGGCAGGGAAAAACCGAAAATACGGATATCCGTTGCTGAAATGAAACAAATGCTGACAGAACCGGAAAGGATGGTGACCCATGGCAGGGGCAAGCGGTAATGTAAGAGCCGGTAAAGCCTTTGTAGAGCTGATGCTTGACCAGACAAAACTTGAGCGTGGCTTGAAATCGGCACAGGCTAAAATAAGAAATTTCGGAAATTCTCTCACCTCTGCCGGCAAAAGTATGGTAACTGTGGCAACTCTTGCCGCAGCTCCATTTGCTTATGCAACAAAAACTTTTGCCGGTTTTGATGATGAGATGCGTCTGGTCAAAGGTGTTACCGGAGCAACGGAAAAAGAGTTCCAGTCTCTGACCGCAGTTGCAGAAAAACTGGGGCGTGAAACATCTTTTACGGCAAAACAGGTTGCTGAAGCAATGACGGCTCTGGGGCGGATGGGGTTCAAGCCGAAAGAAATCGAAAATGCGATTCCTGCTGTATTGAACCTCTCCCGTGCCACCGGGACTGATCTGGGAGAAGCCGCCGAAATCGCGGCAAACAATATGCGTGTATTTGGTATTGAATCTTCCCGGATGACAGAAGTTGCAGACATCCTCACGGCAACCGCCAACGGTTCAGCACAGACGCTGACAGACCTTGCCGAGGGATTGAAAATGGCTGGACCGCAGGCGGCAGCCGCCAAAGACAGCATTGTAAATGTTTCCGGAGCTTTGGGTGTATTGGCAAATATGGGTATCCGCGGCAGTTTGGCTGGTACGGCTCTGCGTAAAGCGTACAGTCAGTTTGCCAATACAAAAATCCAGTCCAAACTCAAAGCTGTTGGTATTGCCACTACCGATGCCAACGGAAATTTGAGAGCAATGCCGGAAATTATGGCGGATATTGCAAGGCATATGAACAGCTTGCCGACAGCATCGAGAATTGCTTTTGCTGAAGAGATTTTTGATCTGCGCGGTTCTCTTGCCGGTTTACAGCTGGGCGGTAATATTGACCAGTTGAACGATTTTATAAGCAAACTCAAAACTGTTGAAGGTGCTGCCGCGAACACCGCCAAAGAAATGGATGCCGGTATTGGGGGTGCGTTCCGTATTTTTATGTCTGCCGTAGAGGGATGTCAAATTGCCATCGGCAGAATCATAGGAGAAGCTCTTACTCCTTATATGAATAAGCTGTCATCGGTGCTGACTGGAGTTGCAGAATGGATTGCCGCTCATAAAGAAGTGGTTCTGATGGCGGTAAAAGTCATTGCCGGATTTCTTGCTGCCGGAGCTGCATTGATAACTCTCGGTCTTTTGTTTAAGGGAGTTGCAATGGCTGTCGGAGTTCTCTCAACGGCGTTTACTGTTCTGAAAACTGTCATCCTTGCCCCGGTCATTGCTGTAAAAGCTCTGGTTGCGGCATTTGCGTTACTCAAAGCAGCAATGATCACCACGAAAGTGGTGGCGTTGGCAATGTGGAGCGCAATCGCATCACCGGCATTTATTGTCGGAGCGGCGTTGGCGGTTCTGGTCGGCGTAGTCTGGAATCTTACCGGAGCATGGAAAATCTGCTCAGATGCGGTGAATGGTCTTGCAGGAGATTTCAGAACGGCGTTTGCGGCAATCAAAGATGTTGTCGGTAAGACTTGGGAAGTTATCAAAATCGCATTGGCATCCGGAGATCTTGCCGGTGCTGCCAAAGTCGGTCTTTCAGCTCTTAAAGTTGTCTGGCTGCAAGGGTTGTTCCCCTTGAAAAAAGCATGGCTCGAACTGAAAAACTTTCTTGCCGATGCCTGGACAATAGCGATTTACTCTATTCTGAAAGGTGGATATCATCTCTGGTACGGACTTCTTTATGGTTTTCAGTATCTTTGGAAATGCATTCTCAAGGTATGGTATCCTCTGGTAAATTTCCTTGAGGACTCCTGGACAGTGACATCAACTGCCATTCTGAAGCTCGGCAACGATCTCTGGTACGGTCTCCTGGTGGGATTGAAATATATCGGAAACGCCATGCAGAAAGCGTGGAATTATATCTGGGACGGCATTGTCAGTGCTTTTGAGAAAACCGTTCTGGAAATTCAGAAAGCATGGATACGCACCAAAGGTCTCTTTGACTCTGAAGAAGAAGTCAATGCTGAAATCGCTGTTGTTGAACGGCAGTACAATCAGCGTCAGAGTGCCAGACGGCAACGCTCTGCTGATGCAGAACGGCAATCTGAGCGGGAACTTGCTTCTCTGAAAAATGAATGGAGCAGTGCCAATACCGGTCTTGATAACGCTATGTATGCCAGACTCAACGAAAGTAAACGGCGTGCGGATGCCGGTCTTGCCGAAGCCAATGCTCCGATAGATACCTCTGAATGGGATGCAACCATCAAAGGTGCAGAAGATGCTATGAATCAGGAAATTGCTGAAAATCAGCGGGAATACAGTCAGGCTCTTTCCGGAGCTGCGGCAGAAATCAATGCCGCAAAATCAGAATGGCAGTCTGCAATGGACGAGGTGAAACAGCGTGCGGCTGAAAAAGCTGCACAAATCGATGAAGCCAAGGCAAAATCTGAAGCTGCAACAGAAAATACCAGAAATGCTGAAACCCGCTTCAATTCCTCCTTCGGCGGTGGCAAAGCAGTCGGTGCGTGGAGTGCTGAAGCTCTTGATGCTATGCTCGGTGGAGCAAATAACGCCCAGGAGAGGACAGCAAGAGCATCGGAACAGATCGTTTCAAATACCCGGGAAACAAACCGGCAAATCAAAAAACTGCAAGGCGGTTCAACTGCCGCCTTGACCTACGGATAAGGAGAAGTTATGTCAATTACTGTAAAACAGGCGTGGACAGGCGTGGACTTATCTCTGGAACAGGGTTCCGGGAGCAACTCAAACAGCACTGCAACAGTTACTTATATCGTTGAGGGAACGGAAGATGATATTACCGCCTGCACCAGTGCTTATGAGTTTGCTCCCGATGAATTTTCAGAGATACCGAAAAAGTCTGCTTCTGTTGCGGAACGCCTTACAGAAAATGCCTGGAAGATAGAAGTAAACTATGGTTCTGAAAGTAAATCTTCTTCCGGAGACAGCGGGTCAGAAGATGATGAAGCCACTATGAATTTTGATTGCTCTGCCGGGACAAAGCATATGACACAGGCTATAGAACAGACCTGCGTTTATGCCGGAAGCGGCGAATCCAAAGACAGTTCCGATGAAGCATCTGCCGTCCCTATCGGATGGAACGGCAAAGATGGTTCAGAATCCGAAGCTGCCGGGGTGGATGTTTCCATCGGTGAACTCCGTGAAACTTATACCAAGACTATGAGCAAAAGTAAAGTCACCGGTACAAGCTGGAAACGGAAAGTTGCGGAACTGGTCGGCAAGGTCAATTCCGGTAGTTTCAAAGGATGGAATGCCGGAGAAGTGATGTTCCTCGGATGTTCCTACTCTGCTCCGTCAAAAGGCAGTAAAAAAGTTTCCGTAAGTTTTCATTTTGCCATACGGCTGAATGAAAGCAAAGCCACCGTTGCCGGTCAGAATATCGGTAGCAAAAAAGGTTTTGAATATCTCTGGGCGCTGACAGATGATGAAGTCCGGGATGGAGAACGGAAACGGAAAGTCCGGAAAATCTACAAAGCCGTAGTCTGTGAAACAGATGGTTTCGGCGGATTGGGGATTTGACAATGGCGTTTTTTCCTCATGTTAAAAAAGGAGATGCCTTTCAGCCTAATGCCCTGTTGGAGAACAATGTCCGTGATGTTGTCAACGGACATAACTCCATCGGAGCAAGGGTGACAAAAGGTGTCGGCAACAGCAGTATTCGCATCCCGGTCTGGAATGCATCGGATGAGGAACTTCCTGCCGGTTCTGCCGTGACAGTAGACTTGAAAAGTGAAGAAGATACTCCTGCCGGAATTTTCCCATGTATCCCTTTTGACGGAAGTTGTCAAACCTGGGGGATCCTGCCAACGGCGTTACAGCCCGGAACAGTCGGAGATTGCATCATCGGCGGTGTTTCACTGATACAGATGTCCGGTACAGGGAAAGTCGGAGATTGCATTGCCCCGGTTTTCAAAGATGGGGAAGTTACCAAAGATTTTGTCACAGTACCCTCAAGTCCGGCAAAGTTGATTTATGCTGATGGAAAAGTCGGCATGGTACATTTTACCGAGCCGGGGTATCACGGATACTTCAAGCTGGTTCTGATGAAGACCTCCGGTAAAGCTCCGGATGAGGATGATTCCAGCAGTTCTGACAGCTCCAGTAGCAGCAGTTCCAGCAGCAGTTCTTCTTCGTCCTCATCCGGGAGCAGCTCATCAAGTGGCAGCGGATCAAGTTCTTCCGGAAGTGTCAGTTCAAGCTCTTCCGGGAGTTCTTCAAGCGGGAGCAGCAGCTCCTCAAGTAGTTCTTCCAGCAGTTCCTCAAGTTCCGATGGCCCGGACTTGCCAGGTGGCAGCGGCATCCTCGGTTTATCAAACGGCCGTTTGGTTCTGTATCCGGTCGGCAGTTGCAAAGATGACGGAGATGATGATGACTCTTCAGACGATGATGATTCTTCGGATGATGATTCCAGCAGTTCTGATAGTTCAGACAGCAGTTCTTCATCAGACAGCAGCAGTTCCGACAGCAGTTCTTCCGGAAGTGACAGCTCAAGCTCCTCCGGAAGTTCTTCAAGCGGAAGCAGCAGTTCAGGCAGTTCCAGTAGCTCCAGCAGCTCCTCATCTTCAAGTTCTTCATCTTCTTCAGAATCAAGTTCATCGGATGATGATTCCTCAAGCTCCGGTGATCCGGGAGATGATGACGGAGATGAATTGATGCTTGCTGTAGTGGACGGGGCTGATTATTCTGCCGGTAGTTGCGGATTCATTGATATGGGAACAAACCGGATCAATGTTCCCCGCTGTGCATTTTCCGACTGGGATCGAAAAACCACGCTTTACTGCTACCTGCAAAGCGGTGGTTCCGGTATATCGGTAAAACTTGAGTCCAGTTATCCGTACCCCACGGATGGAAAACTCCGTCATCTTCTGGGTCGGCTGATTTACCGGAACGGAGCATATTCTGTCATCCAGGAACAGCATGGTCCCGTGACAGAAAACTATCATATGATGCTTGGAGATTTATATGTCATCTAACGGAAGTGTCTGGCTGAAAAATGGAAAAGTCATTATGCGGGGCGGAGAAGTTTTTCTCTACCCCAAATGTCCGTGTGACTGCGAACCGACTGTTCTCGGCAGTAAAAAACTCAATGGTTCTTCGGAAAATGAAGAGGAAAAGTGCTGGGATCTTACTCCGTATCAGGGGAATGAAATCGGCACCCCCGGTTTTTACTGGCGACTGATTGAGGTCGGAGATCCCCGGGACTGCGGCGGTTCTCAATACGGCAGTGGCAATATTGATGAATGCGGAAAACTGGTAGGTCTGCAGGATGAATACTGCTCGACCTACAGTTATGACGGCTACATGGAATTACAGCAGGGTTGCCCCGATGAAGAGGGAAATATAAAATGGCCCTGTCCGGAATAAGGAGTGAAAATGTTTGAATTTGAAAAAAATATAAAAAGCCATATGCCTTTTGTGGCGTATGCCCCGGGGGACTGGCGGCATGGTCGGCAGTTCTGCTGTATAATGATTAACGGAAAGTGGAAAATCCACCAGTACAAAGACGGCAAATGGCAGAGAGTGAATACCGGACTTCCGGAGGATGCCACCGAGTGTTCACCCACTGCTGAATATCTCTTTGGCGTATGGCATCTTACTTTCATTGCCGGTGGTGCAGAGGGTAACCGGATGTTCCGTCTTTACCATATTGCCGACCTTGACAAAGGTGTTCTGCCGGTTGCGGTCTGCCCTGCGGATGTGGGATTTCTGCAGAAAAATAAATTTGTCCACGCCACCCGGCACGGTCCCATTATCATAGAGGATGCCGGAAAAACCTACACCGTTGCAATCAAGGATGCGGAATACCTCTACCGGGTGAGCTATGATCCCCATAATCCCAACCGCCTGTTTATTTCCGGACAGACTGTTGATGGGAAGATTTTCAGCAGAATCTTTCAGTACAAAACCAATGATCTCTGGGAATTGGAGTGTGACGGATTCCCCGCCTACAAGGTAGCATACGCCAATGGAACATACTTCTATGCCTTGAAAGTCGGCAACGGCTTTGAGGACCGCAGAATCGTTGCAGCCAGAAATGTCCGTACCAAAGTTCTGCCGGAAATCCTGCTCATAGACTGCAAGGTGGAAAAGAATGACCGCAAAGCAGCATCTGTATCAGAGGAGTTTGAATAATGGCTTGTAACTGTCATGGTAAAAACGGCGTTTCTGTTGGACGGACTTCTGCCTACGATCAATGCACAGCCTGTGCAAGAAAACATATCAAAGCGGCGTGGAGCAAATGGGGGGAGTTCACTTATGAAGAAGATAACCGGGATTACTGTTCCGCGCAGCTCCGGGATGCAGCAGATCACCTCAAATATGAGCATCGTGAAACGGCTCTCAAATGCCGTGACCTTGCCATGGTGATTGAGGAAAACAGAGATGCGGAGTTTGGCAGTATTGTTGCTGAACTTGATGCTCTGCGTACCGAGAGCCGGGAACTCTTCTATGCAGACCACCCGGATGCTAAACATCGGTTGGAGGTCTTGAAAAATGGTTGATATCATAATCCCCCTTGGAACCGGCAGCAAAAACAACAATGATGAACTCCGGCTCTTTCTCCGCTCCATTGAAAAAAATGGCATCGGTTACCGCAGAATCATTGTGGTGGCGAGCAAAATTCCAAGTTGGCTACAAAATGTAGTCACCTTGCAGATGGATGATACACTTCCCCATAACAAGGACGGCAATATCATCAGCAAGGTTCTCTTTGCCCTGACTGCAATTCCGGACATTACTCCGGAGTTTGTCTGGTCTTCCGATGACTGCGTTTTGCTGCAAGAGTTTGATTTCAGCACAGTTCCTCCGATTTATAACGCCCGGAACAAGGAGCGTTTCCCTGTTGACGGGAGCATTTGGCAACGGCGTATCCGCAGAACTTTTGAGTTCTTTGAAAAGCGGAATCTTCACCTGAAGCATAATTTTGAAAGTCATGTTCCCCAGCGTTTTCCGGGACGGAAACTTCTCCGGGCAATGCGGAATACAGACTATCAAAGTGATATCGGATATGGGATCAATACCCTTTTTCACGGACTCCTGGGCATCACCGGAGGTTTTGAACAGAAACTTTTCAAAGTGACCTGTGAAAGTGAAAAAGTTACCGCCTTGGATAAAGTTCTGCTCGGATACAATGACAAGGGATTTGCCACCTTGAAAAAAGAACTTTTCCGGATGTTTCCCGGCAAATCAAAATATGAAAGGTAATTATGCAGACTATTACATTATATGTAAATGCAGAAAGCACTCTCGGCGTGGTGCGTGATTACGCCAATGCCAGAAATGCTTCTGCACCGACTCTGACGCGGGGAGTATCTGCCTGTCTTAAAATGCGGATCTTTGCCAGCGGTGAAAATGCAGATCCTTATCCTTTGAACGAGTTGGTCAACATTCCGGCATGGCAGTGGGTAATGGATGATGATTTTGATTCCGGCAGCAATTATATCCTGGTTGCGGATCATGCCGGAATCAATGTCCAGTCTGTAAAAGAAATCATCAATGAAACGGAATATACCTTTACGGAATTCACGATTCCACTTTCAGAGATGAATACCGCAGAACTGAATACGCTTCTGGGCAAGCAGGAACAGGTGGCTACGCTCAACGGAGAACTGGTAGGACTGGATGAATCAGGTTCAGAAGTTTTTGTTCTGCAAGTCAAGGGATTCACCGTCCGCAACCGTATCAGCAGTACCGGCAACCCCACCGAAATCGCAGCTGAATATCTGAATGAAGCTCAAGTCCGGGCATTATGTTCTGCCGGATTTGAACTTATCTTTTCTGAAATAGCTTCTGAAACTGCCGCAGATTGGCATTCCCCGCAAGGAGAAAATGACAAATTTTTCCGGTTGCGGCTCAAAGGTGACAGCCGTATTTGGCAAAACGGAAATGCCGCCGATTACGGTTGGAGTGATTGTTTCGGACTGCTTACCGGAGCGCAGGGTAAACCGGGAACGGATGGCAAAACCTTTTATGCCTATACTGCTTTTGCCACTGCCGCAGACGGCACGGACTTTATTACAGATGGAACAGAATGGACCGCTGACCACAAGTTTATTGCTTTTCTGACCAGTGAAAAAGCAGAAGTTACGGCAGAAGATTTTGCCGGTCTCTGGGTAAAATTCATCATTGACAGTTCCGCCAATATAGCCGTTGCCGATGTGGGGAATTACTTCTCCGGTACTACTGTTGAATCTGTTTTTCAGGAAATCGGCAGTATGCTGGTTGGTCTGGAAGATTTGCTTAAGGAGATTTGATATGAGTGTGGCAAGTGAACTTACACGGCTTTCCGCTGCCAAAGCGGATCTCAAGCGTGCCATCAATGCCAAGGGTGGCACGCTGGTCAATGAACGGCTTTCAGAATACGCTTCTGCAGTGGATGCCCTGTTGCCGGAAGATTTCGGAAACAGAATCCGCTTCATTGATTATGACGGAACGGTTCTCAAAACTATGTTTATTGCAGAAGGCGAATCAGCAGAACCGCCCACTCCGCCGGAACATCCGGGAATGGT